ATTCTTCCAGAAACATTCTTAGTGTCTTGGAATCCTAAAGATTCAACTCTAATCCATCTATGTATAAATCCTGTTGGCGCAGGGGGTGCATCTAAACTTGATGGTGGAGTCCAAACTTTTTTATGAGAAGTTTTTTCTCTAGTCTGACTCGCACGCGAGGTTCTTTTATCGTTATTATTTTCCATATGCTTATACCTCCTTCGTGATATTTAATTGTTTCGCATACTCTTCTAGTGGCACACCTAATTTTTTAGCAATTGCTACCTGTGATGGTGTGAGCCTCACAGTTTTGCGACCAGATTTAGTACTTCTTTTTGCAGATGCAACTGTCTGTACCGGTTTAGCCGTTTCCGTAGGTTCTATTGTAGCGAATTTCTGTGGAAATTCAAGTCTTATTCTTCTGTCTATTTCAGAATAATACTCTTCACTACTTGGATCAAAACCTTCTTGTTCAGTTAATTTCTTATGAAGATCAAAAGCAGTATAAGTCATAGCTGAATCTTGACCAAACCATGAGTTTTTTTGAGCCCATGCTTCAGCTTTTGGATCAGGTGTACCAGTAGCTACTTCTTGTCTTTGTTGTAAATTAACTTGAGGTTGTTGAACTTCTGTTTCTCTTCTTTTTGCATATAGCTCTTGTTCAGCTTTTGCTTCAACAAATCTAGCTTGTTTGTATGCATATTCAGAAATTAAAGATTGAGCTTCTACTTCAGCATTAATATCTCCAGCTTCTCTTGCTGCAGCTAGTTTTGCTTTTGCAGATTCTAAACCAGATTTAATACTATCTTCTGTAGTTTTTAATAAACTTGGTTCCATCTTAGAAAGTTTTTGCTCTGCTTTTTGTTTCTCAGTTAAAACTGATTTAGCATAAGTTAAAGCTTCATCTTTCTGACGTTCTGCTTCTCTCCATTTTTTAGTCAGTTTAGCTATTCTTTTTTGAACACTATCTGAATAATCTTGAAGTTCATCTTTTTTTGGTTCTTTTGTTTTTTCTTCAGAAACATTTTCTTCTAATTTAATCTCACGTTCATTTTCATGAGTTTTATCTTCAGGTACTGTTTCATCTGCAACAGGTCTTACTGTTGGTTCTTCTCTTACTTCAGGTTGTTCAATTTCAGCTGAGTCTTTTTCTTCAGCTATATCGACGTCCATTGCTGGCCCTGATGTATCGATATCGACTTTATTATTATCTAAGTCTGGCATAGTTTCCTCCTAGTGTTACTATGATTAATATTGATGAAGTATATCTTCGGGTTTATCGATGGTTGCTAAAACTTCATCATCGTTTAGCAATCTTACTTCCCCACCATCTATCTGTATTCTTGATCCAGCGTATCTTGCAAAAATTATCCAGTCACCTTTTTTACACCAAGCTCCTTCAGGAAATTTTTCTTTGTCATAACAATGTGGTCCCATTTCAAGAACGAGTCCACAAGTAGAACCTACTTGTTGTCTTTCTAAAGTATCTTGTCCAAGATACAATCCACCTTTAGTTTTCTCTGGCATCTTAAAAGGTAAAACTAAAAGTCTCCAGCCGGTTGGTTTAGGTAATTTTGAAGATTCTTTTGTCTTTAGACGTTCATAACCGTCTACTTCTTTTTTATGATCTTCTTCGTATTTATCTAATAATGCAGATTTAACTTTTGGTGTTTCCGAAGTCGACGACGTTTTCTGGTCTTTCAGTATCATTTTTTTTCTCCTTCTTAGGGTTTAGCAGGGCTGATATTTCCTGTGATATTCTTAAATAGGCATGTGCCTGTCCCATCATATACTTGTATTTTTCCATATTGTCAATACCACCACCGATCATGTTATCACCGATACTTACGTAAGACTCTTTTAAGAATTTTTGTAGTTTATTTAATATTATTAGTTCTTCGTTTTGCATGTTTCTTTCTCCTTTTATTTAATAAATTAACTCTTGAATGCCAACACCATTCAGTCATTTTAATAACATAGGTCTCAACAAATGCAATAGCGTGATCTAAAAAACCAAGAAATCTATATACTAATATGTCTAGCATTTAGACACCAACTTTCTTCATAGCTTTTTTGTGACTTTTTGAAAATGACATTCCTTTTTTCATGTCGTTTTTCATACTTGTCATATGCTTTGAAGAATGATGTTTGCTGTGTTTTTTTAGAGTTTCTTTTTGTCTTTTAGTTAACTCTTTTTTCTTCTTTAACATTTCCACCTCCTTCTAGCTTGACGGATACGTGAGTTAGGATCGTTTCTAGTTTTAGCAGAAGATCGTTTAAGTTGTCCAAGTGATCTTGCACAATATGACTTTCTACGTTTAGCAGCTGCTGAACCTTTCTTGACTTTACCAGTCACGGCTGTTTTTAATTTTGATCCAGGATTCGCTGCTCTATAAGCTCTTACACCTTTAGCAGTCATACCGGCACCAGATTTAGTTGGTCTATAGTTTGCACCTTTACCTGTAGTAGTTTTTCTAATAGGGTTTTCTTTTTTTCTCATTAGATTTTTTGCATCTCTGGACTAGTTGATAAAATATTTTTTTCTGCTCTTGGTCTAGCTAAAGAGTCTTTACTTCTTTTTCTAAGTTGTGCAATAGCAGATTCTTTTAATGCTTTTTCTTTTCTTAATTTTTGTAAATCTTTTTCTAAATTCATTATGCAAATGTTTTTACGTTAGTTGGTTTTCCTCCAGGATTACCTGCAGCTCTTTTTCGTTTGACAGCACTCGCCTTTTGCGACTTTGTCATCCGTGTGGCTTTTGCAAGTGGAACGCACTTCGGATATTTTCTCTTGCTCCCTTTGCTTCTTCCGCATGGTTGATACTTGCCGTTCTTCTTCGGTGCTCCAATGTCTACCCATTTCTCTGATACCCATTTTCTTAAACCACCTTCTGAATAATAACTACGCACACGCCGCTCTTTTTCTTCTTGCTAAACCAGCAACCATGTGACCACCACTACCAGCTTTTTTTCTACTTCCTTTTTTACCACCTGGTGTAATTTTACCAGAGCAAACTCCTGAAGCATACATGTTCGCATAAGCTGAAGGATATACCTTAAACTTTCTTTTTGCTGCTGCTTTTCCTTTTGCACAAAGTTTAGCCATTACGCAATACCCATTGCTTTCTTCATCATTGATTTAGATTTTTTCTTTTTACCTTTAGACATTAAAATTTTCTTTTTTAATTCTGGTGGTAAAGTTTTTTGTGCTTTAGTTAAACCATTAGCACCTTTACTGTAGTATCTTCTCATTATTTTTTTCCTCCCTTAAATATTTGTGTACCCTTTATACCATAAATGCTCGCCACGACAAGGATCCATAAATTTGTGAACCAGCTCGGAAGCGATTGGAAATGCTCAAAGAAAACTTTTATCTTGTCCATAGCCTGCACGTCGTCTGAAAAGACTCCATATGCGAGCACCAAGATGGGCAACGTGAGAATTACGAGAACCGCCTCGTCCTTGTAATCTGTTTGTCTTGCTTCTAGTAATTTACCTTGGTAAGCTTCCTCACCTCGAGCTTGACGCTCAGCATGTAGCAATTGTGCGTCTGACATTGCTACTTTTGCTTTTTGTTTGTTAGCGTATATCTTACTTCCAGCAGAAACGGCTAATTTAATTGCCTGAAACCACATGTTAGATCCATCTAGCTTTTTTAGACTTCTCTTTCAGCATTCTTTTAGTGCCTCTTACTTCAACTTCTTCACCTTTTGCGATGTAGTTGAAAGCACCATCAGCTGTTGTCTTAGATCTTGGGTCAATTTCAAGATTCATCTTGTCTTCTGACTTGATCTCAACAATTTTATCTAATTTTTCCATAATTTTTCTCCTTAGTTGGTTTATAGTAACCTTTTTTTAGTATTTTGTCATTCTTATTCGTTTCCACTACGAATAATTTCGACATTTGGCATCATATCTTTTGCATTGGGTAAAGTTTTACTCAAAACAGTTTTTTGAATTGATGTATCAGCTCTTAAATTTGCTAAATCTTCGTTTTGTTCAAGTTTTTCTTCTTGATTTGACTGATTCATCATTGCTTTCATCTTATCAAGGTTAATTCTCTCTTGATCTTGCTCTTTTCTACGTTGATTTTCCATTGCTCTAAGGTCTAATTCTCTTGATCTTAGTTTTGCAATAGGATCATTGTCAAATTGTGAAGTAATTTCTTTTTCTTCCTTCATAAATTCTTCCATCATCTCTGCAATTAACACTGCTTTTCTTCCTTCAATCTTTTGAGTAAGCATTTGAACCTGTTGTTGTAATGCAGGATTCTGTTGTGCCATTTGTTGCATCTGTTGTAACTGAATTAATTCATCTCTAAACTCTAATTCAATTTGTTCTTGAGACATTAAACTAATATGTTCAAAAATATTTTTCTCAAGGCTTGCCATAATCATCGGATTGTTTCTAGCAATGTTAGTTGCCATGAAATTTAAATGAGCTGTAATGTGAGCTCTATGATCCTGACCTGGAAAAGCTTGAAAAGGTTTACCAGCTAACGCATCAATGTGTTCTAACGCCGGATCTTTTGGCATAGGTTGCATTGGTTTAATTAAAACTTGATCAATATTTTTTACACCTAAAGCTTCATACATATTTCTATAAGCTGCATATAAATTATGCATTTGTGGATTAGATGATGCCAGTTGCAACTCAGTTTGCGCTAGTGAAATACGCTGAGTCTGTGAAAAGATGTTGGGATCGGCAACTGGCAATATATCTACTCTATCATCAAAGTCAGTTTGTTTAACAACTCTTTGACCCCCAACTACATCGTACGGATATTCCGGTGGTAGATATAACTTGAATACTCTTGCTAGTAATTTAAATTCTTGTTTAAGAGCAGAGTAAATTCTTTTGTGAATTGCAGACATAGTTCTACTTCCTCTTTCAAGAAGAGCTACTGTAGTTCCAACTGCTGCTTGTTGATTGCCATCACCAACTTGTAAATCTGCAATCGATGCAAACCTTTGACCAGCATTAACTACAATACCCATTAAGTTTAATAATGTAGCTGATGGTTCCTTAAATGGTAACATCATAAATGAATCTCTCAAATTTCCACCTGGTGCATCTACATCTCTAAACTCACCTGGTTGAATTGATTGTGCATCATCTCTAATTCTAATACCACGCATTTTAAATCCTGCAGGTAAATTAGATAAAGTTCCTGCATCTAGTAATTGTCTTAATGCAGAAGTTGCAGTTCTTGATAATCCACCAATCATGTGAATTAAACCAAAACCATAAAAACCTAAACCTGGTAAAAATTTAAAGTGTACAAAATAATTAATTTTATTTTTTAATGCATCACCTATTTCATAGTTTCTTCTAATAGATAAAACTTCACGTGAATTTTCTTCAAGTGTTACAATGTATGGGACTTTAATTCCTGATGGCTCACCAGTCTCTTGATTTACATCTTCAAATCCTTCTAAGTCTAAATCAATATGACATTCTAATAATGTATAAACATCTTCGTTTGTAGTTCTTGTTACTCCTTCAAGTTCTCTTTCTTTTTTTTCAACTTCTGTTTCTTGATCTCCAGGTTTTCCAATATCTATATCTTTATAAAAACCAGCGACTTGTTGTTTTCTTAAATCGTTTTCAGAAATTTTTACACGATGAATAATTGCTTCCGCATCATCTAATGAGGTAGCTGTGTACGGAACAATTAAATCATCTGCAGGAACAAATTTAGAAACTGCTCTTTGTTCCATATCGTCATAGTAGACTTTTTTAAAAGCAGAACCTGCTAATGGTAAGTTAAATAATAACTGATCAAAATCTGGTTCGTACTCTTTCATTTTTTCCATCAACTCATAGTTCATGAAATCTTTTACTCTAGTTGCTTGTTGAGTTTTTTCTGGAGTTGGTACACCCATCGTTTGTGTTCTAACGGGTCCATCTGCCGGAAGTAATTCTTTATAAGCTAATGCTTGAAACTGTGTTACTGCTTCTGCAAGAACTGGGTGTGTTGCACCACTAGCTCCTGAAAAAGGTTCTGTTCTATTATTATATTTAAAACCTAAAAGGTCTAAACCTTGTGTATAAGTTTGTGCCCAATCTTTTCTTGAAGAAGTATAGTCTTGATACTTACTAGATAAATCTGATGCTAATCTTCCAAGTACATCGTCAGGTAAAAATTCTGATAAGTTTGCGTAGTGTTCATCTCCACCTTCAGGTGATGCTGCAGCAGGATCAAGATTTATATCTACTGATCCATCTTCATTTTCTAAAACTTCAACATCGTCAGGTGATTCTTGAACTGCTTGAACTTCTTCAATTAACTCTTCTTGAATATCTTCTTCACCAGGAACATTAACTGTTTTTCTGACTTCGTTTGGAAGTGATTTGTCTATATCTGCCATTATATTTTTTCTCCGTAAGTTTTATTTGTTTAACACCATTATAGTTAATATTCAACCCCTGAGGCATGGGCCCTGATTCCGGAGGAATTGTTCTGGTAAGCCTTTTAGTCATTACCAAATCTTTTAAATAATTCTTGTCCTGGTCCTAAAGCAAATTCTTTATATGACATTCTATCATCATAACCACCTTTACCACTGAAGAAATAATCTCTCATCCATTTTTCAGATTTAGGCATTGTGCCATCGCCTTGATCTTCTCTTGTTTCCTTCATTGCTTCTTTTACGGCTTCACCAAATTCATAGCCATCGTCCATAAGTTCTTTTACTCTTTCACTTAATTCTGATTTTAAAACATAATTTTTGTAATCATTGAATGGAGATCCACTGCCATAATTTAATCTTGCATCAGGATCCAGGGAGCCTATACCAAATTTTGCTCGGCCACCATCAGCAAACTTAGGAAAATATTCTTTTGCAAAAGAATCTATATCCATGCCAGTTCCTTCTTTACCACCTAGTTCAATATACTTAGCTGTAACCATCGCATTGTATTCAGTATCACCACCTTCTAAAAAATTAACTCTGCCACCAGTTGCATATTTTTCAAGTTCATCTTCATACTCTTTTATTTTATTAGTTACCTTTTCTCCTGTCTCACCAAATAATGGTTTAACAATATCTAAATATTCATCTACACTTAGCTCTCCATTCTCATATGCTTTTTGTGAAAATATACCAACCATATCAACAAAAGTTTTTGGAGACAAAGTGTTAACAGCTGCTTCTGAGTTAAGCATGTCTAACATTTTTGTATAATTTTTAGGTTTTTTCTTTGGAATGTCGGCCACTACAGGACTCCTGCGATACCGCCCATAGCTAATTTTTTCTTTTCTTTTTTTCTTTTCTCAATTAATTTTTTAATCATTTCAACATCTAAATCTATTTTTCTTAGTGGTCCATCTTTTGTTTCGCTAATTGGAAAAATATTTGCATCTTCACCTGTAGTTGTATCTACTTGCATTGATTTTGATGGTTCAACAATTTTTTCATCACCTGTTCCACCAGCATAACCCATTCTCATCATACCACCGCCCATAGCCATAGCTCTATTTTCTTCCATCATTTTCATCATTTTCTTTTTAGAAAGATAATCATTTATATATTCATCTAAAGAAATACCCCTAACTGCAGGATCACCTTTTGATTTTAAATCATTATATTCAGCTATAACTGTACCTAGTTCTAATTCAAATTCTTCTGCACCAGTCTCTGATGCCATTTTAATTGATGGTGCTTTTCTTTTTAATGAGTTAATACCACCCATGTCATCATATTCCTCAGGGTCAGGTGGTAAATCTTCAGGTAGATCACCTAGCTCAATAGCTCTGAGCATGTCTTTTAATCTTGGATCGTTTTCGTCTATTGCCATAATTCCTAATAATACACTTTTGGAGCCTGTTGTAAAGGTTCATCTTCATAATCTTCAGGGTGTTGAATTAATCCACCTTGTCTAAATCTCATAACAGCTTGAGTCATAGAATCGACTAAATCATCATGATCTCCATAAGGAAATGCAGCACATTCTTCAATTACTTCTTGTGCAAATTCCATTTCAGCAGGTGCATATATTTTACCAGACTCAAACAATGGAGATACAGAATTAACCCTCGTATGTTTATCATTACCACGTGATGGTGTAAAATTAATTACAGGTATACCTGCTTTTCTTAATTCATAAGTTAGAGGGAGCCCGGATGCTTTGCCTTCTATAATTACTGTCTCTGGTTGCCAGTATCCGTATTGATCTAATGCAATACGTCTTAATTCTGGAAACTCATATCTACCTTTAACAGAATCAACTAACATTAAACAAGGACCACTATCTTCATTAGGATGAAATACACCCCAGGTGGTAATAGCAGAATAGTCAGCTGTTTCTTTTTTCATAAATGCTGTGTCATAAGATTGTATGACATGTTCTAATGGTGGAATATCATCTTCCCAATTTTGCCACCATTCTCTTTTAATCAATGCACCTTCTTCTCCGGTTGGATTTTGCATGTACTGTGCATTCCATTTTGATAATGGAATAGATGCTTTAACTCCTTCTAAATCTTTTATGTTCCAATATTCCGGCCACAGGGGTTTACCTGATGGTAGGATTGCAGGGAATTCTATAACTTCCCATTGATCAGCTTTGGGTTCTTTTTGTGCTCTAATTAATCTACCTGCAAGATCTTTTTCATTCCATCTTGTCATTACAATTATAATTGTTCCACCAGGTTGAAGACGTTGACGTGGACCAGAAGTATACCACTCATAAGTTCTATCAAGAGCTTGTGCATTCATTGCATCTTGTTCAGTATGTGGATCATCAATAATTAAAAGATCAGCACCACGACCTGTGATTGCAGATCCAACACCAGCAGCATAATATTCACCACCTTGTTGAGTTTCCCATTTACCAGCAGCTTGAGAATCTTCTTTGAGTCTTGTTTTAAAAACTTCTTTATATTCTGGAGTATCCATAAGTTGTTTTGCTTTACGTCCAAACCTTACAGATAATTCAGTTGTGTTAGTTGATTGAATAATTTTTAATTTAGGATTTCTACCTACCATCCAGGCGGGCAATAAATAAGATGCAAATTCAGATTTAGTATGTCTAGGTGCCATATTAATAATAACACGTTTTGTTTTACCATTTGCAATGTCATTAAATTTTTGAGCAACATCTTTGTGATGTCTACCTTCTATAAAATCTGGCCATACGTGTTTAACGAAAGCCATGAAGTCATTTTTAATATCTGTTTCTTTTTTCTTCTCTTTCCATTTATTCATGTAAAGAGCGAATTGCCTTTTAATATCAGGTGGAAGCTTATCTAAATTTTTTAATTTTTCTTTATCCATAAATGCATTCGAAAAAAAATTTTGCAAAATTTTTTCAGATATGTTTTCAAATAACCAAAAGTATTTTAGGGTTACTTATATATAAAACCTTATATATTACTAAGTATATAGAGACTCCTGTAATTTACAAGCGAATAGAATTAACAAGAAAGTTCAAATTTTAAGAATGGGTTGGTACCTCTATCAAGTTCGAGCGAGCAACAGCGAGCGAGATCGCCCGGCGGCCGGAGGCCGACGTCATGGTTCCGGCGCCGAAGGCGCCGGAAAATTTTATTGCCTGCGACATTTTGTCGCACCCTGCGACATTTTGTCGCATGTGATATTTTGTTGCACCACGCGACATTTTGTCGCGTGGCTTATTAACACTAGGAGGTTGTTAATCTAGTAATACCATATACGCTTCTGCGTTGTGTTCTCTAAAATAATCTAAACCCTCTCTAACTAAAGGCCATTTTTTAGAGTGTCCAACAATGCCAACTTCCTTGTCTTCCAATGTTGCGTCTAATTCATTGATAAATATATCATCATGAATTTTTGCTTCATGTGGTGTAAGTAAAACAGATTCTCCTGTAAATCTATTTTTTCTTTCTTCTGTTGCATCAATCATTGTTTGTTGTTTTAATTGTCCCATTTTATTTCTCCTTTATTTGTTAATAACGTATCTTAGCACAATGGTAGCTAGGCTACCATTGTCAATATTGACGCACTTGTTTTTTCTCTAATATACTTTTTTAAATACTTCATGCATTCATTTTTATTTAATAAATACCCATCTAATGTTGGTTTCATTAATGGGCATTTATCATCATGTCCAAACCCTGTTACAGCATGTACAATTTCATGATACACAATATTTCTTAATGCGTCTTGGCTCATGTCAACCGCTCTTTTTGTAATCCAAATTTGTTTTTTACTTAATTTAGCTACACCTAAAACATTATGATCTCTAGCCTCTCCAATTCTCACTTCAATTCTTGGAAAAGATAAATACTCTTTTTTTACTTCACGAATTAAATTAATTACTTTTGTTCTTAATTTATAAACTTCGTCATTCATTTTAAAGTTTTTTATTTGTGCTACTTTCATATTTTCTCCTATAAGTTAATAATCGTATAATAGCACAATGGTGCAGTTAGCACCATTGCACATAGTGACGCAGTTAAATTAATCTTACTTTATTATTATCTAAACTTGTCATGACTACTTTGCCATTTTTTTCAATATCATACCAACCATTTGTTTTTAAATAGTTGTATAAATTTTTACAAGTCTTAGGTGCTTTTTTATCATCAATAAAATTTAGCACAGCTTTAGCGAATGATGAAAAACCTGTCACTCTAGGGTTTGTCATTAACATACCAAATTTTGCTTGACGCTCTAACGCTTGTAATAATAATTCTTGTTGGAACGTTAAACCTGTTGGCATTTTTGTGTCGGCTATTTTTTGTGTCATTTTTTACTCCTTTTGTTTAATGACGTATCTTAACGCAATGGCTTTTAAAAAGCCATTGCGCATTCTGTCGCACTATGCTGTTTTCTGCATTTTAACTGGTAACGCACAAACGTAATAACTTACGTTTTCTCTTTCGTTTAATAACTCCAAAGCCTCTTTTTTCTTTTGGGCATTGCTAAAACTCTCATCTTGAGATTTAACGTGGTAACTTGGTGTTACGTATTCGTATGTTGTTTCTTCTATTACTAAGT